GAGTTTTTATTTCTGAATACACCGCTAAAGCTTTCACGGAACCACGCGACTATCGCGTGGTTTTCTTGATACAATAAAGAACCTTGCAAGCGCAAGGCCCTGTAAAAGCGTTTTCTTTCAGCTCCAAAGAGCCTATTCGGTTTGAGGTTATCGCATAACCCAAGGTCGGGCTCCACAATGGGCTGCATACCGACACAGTCAATTGCTTCATAGCCAACGATAGCTGATCTCGTCGCTATCCTCTATAAACATTATAGCACAAAAGTGATTCAAGTCAATAACTTGAATTTTTTCCGTGGACGCGTCTGATGACGTGTCTAATATATTATATGGAATGATCTTAAAAAATGTCAATGAAAAATTTGGAAATAAAAAGGAGCGTGAATGCTATGGGAATATTAAAAGGAATTTTCAAATCAAGAGATAAGCCAAAGAATGCAACATCGGGCAGTGCATACCGATTCTTTATCGGTGGTAGTTCCATTGGTAAGAATGTCAATGAGCGTTCTGCTATGCAGATGACGGCGGTGTATTCCTGTGTGCGCATTTTGTCAGAGGCGGTGGCAAGCCTTCCACTTCATGTGTACAAATATAACTCAGAGGGTGGAAAGGGAGAGATTATTGCATTGTATCCCCTGATGCCAAACCGAATGACGGTGGACAGGGATGATAAGGGACAGCTTTATTATCAGTATAACACCAGCAAGGATGATGCACCGACCATGAAAGGAAGTATGGTGAATCTGAAACCTTCGGATGTGCTTCATATTCCCGGTCTGGGATTTGACGGACTGGTAGGATATTCTCCGATTGCCATGGCGAAGAATGCCATTGGTATGGCCATTGCCTGCGAAGAGTATGGTGCCAAGTTCTTTGCAAATGGTGCCACGCCGGGCGGTATTCTGGAGGATCCGGGAACCGTAAAGGATCCACAGAGGGGCAGAGACAGTTGGACTTCCGCTTTTGGCGGCAGCTCCAATTTCAATAAGGTAGCAGTTCTGGAAGAGGGAATGAAGTACACACCAATTTCCATTAGTCCGGAACAGGCCCAGTTTTTGGAAACAAGAAAATTTCAGATAAACGAGATAGCTCGAAGCAAGCAAAAGTCAGGCTGGTTACACGGCAGAAGTTAGAGCGATTGTAACTAAGTACGGAGCAAGCCGTCTGAGCGACATTGATCCAAAAGACTTTGCAGCAGTATTAAAAGATGCGGAGGCGATTGAAAATGAGTAAACAGAAGGTGAATTGTGCCAAAGGCACAAGAGAGGCTGACCTGGGCCATGCAGTATTATCCGCTTCTGGTTCGCACAGATGGTTGAACTGCACACCATCTGCAAGACTGGAGTTAGAGTTTGAAAACACCACATCGGAAGCGGCAAGGGAAGGAACTGCGGCACATGCTCTATGTGAGCATAAGCTGAAGAAGTTCTTAAAGAAGCGAAGCAAGCGTCCTGTTTCTGATTACAACTCAGATGAAATGGAAGAATGCACCGATGCTTATGCGGAATTTGTCATGGAGCAATACGAAGAAGCAAAAAAGTCCTGCAAAGATCCGGTGATTCTCATTGAGCAGAAACTTGATTTTTCCTGTTATGTGCCGGAGGGATTTGGAACAGGGGACTGCATCATCATTTCCGATGACAAGCTTCATATCATTGATTTCAAATATGGACAAGGCATATTTGTCGAAGCGGAACACAACCCTTAGATGATGCTATATGCACTTGGAACATTAGAAATCTACGATGCCCTTTACGATATCAAAGAAGTTTCTATGACTATCTTTTAGCCAAGAAGGGAAAATGTCAGTACATGGACTATTCCGATTGAGGAACTGAAAGTTTGGGCAGAGGAAGAACTGAAGCCGAAGGCACAGATGGCCTACGATGGCGATGGTGAGTATCTTCCAGGAGAATGGTGTACCTTCTGCAAGGTATCAGTAAAATGCAGAGCAAGAGCAGAGGAAAAAATGAAGTTGGCAAGACTGGAATTTAAGATGCCGCCACTTCTGACAGATGCGGAGATTGAAGAAGTACTGGATGTTTTGCCAGATCTGACCAAGTGGGCAAATGAAATCACAGCTTATGCAACGGAGGCTGCCATTCATCATGGAAAAGAGTGGAATGGATTTAAAGTAGTTGAAGGCCGTTCCAATCGCAAGTACCGTGATGAACTTCTGGTTGCAGAAGCAGCAAGGGAACATGGTTACACAGATATTTACCGTCAAACGTTAATTCCTATGACAGAGATGCAGAAACTGATGGGAAAATCTGCTTTTGAGGAAATTCTCGGTGACCTCATTTATAAACCACCGGGCAAGCCGATACTGGTACCAAATACAGACAAGCGTCCGGCTATGAACGTAACAAACGCAGAAAACGAATTTGATAAAATTATGGAGGATTAGTATTATGGCAAACATGAACAGAACAAAAGTTATCACCGGTATCAACACAAAACTTTCTTATTTCCACGGTTGGGAGCCTGTTTCCATCAATGGGGGAGCTGAAAAGTATTCTGTATCTGTACTTATTCAGTCGGTCATTTTTTGCGGACAGTTCATACATGCTATCCTTTTCTGTTCTCTGCTCCTGCGTTTGCTCTCGTTTGATTTCTCCCTCCGTATCTTCTTGGCACAAGCAGGACAATACCTTGATGCACCAGAGCCCGGGACATATTCAACGCCGCACACCGTACAATTTTTAGCGGGCATTGCTGCCCACCGTTTTGTAGGTATGATATGTAATTCATCGACAAAGCCGATGAATTTATAGTAAATCTTGATTTCCTGCTTCACTGTTCCGTCTGCCATCTTCTCACGCTCCGAAACAAGTATCTTGTCTATGAGTGCGTTTATAACTGTTGCATCCAGTTCTTTTAAGCCTTGATAATTTCGGATAAGGGCGAGGAAGTCACGGATTCCCCGTGATTTCTCGTAGCTTTCATTAAGAGTTTCCGTCACCTCTTTCAGCCTTGCTTCAATTTCAAGCTGCTCTTTCTGGTATTTCCCCGACATCATCTCAAAATTCCGCTCGGTAATACGCTCCATGACCTTATCCTCGTAGAGAGAGGAAAACAGCCTGTCCAGTTCCGCAAGGCGTTTGTTCAGCTTCTTACGTTCTTTCTCTAATGCTTTCGCCCTGCTCTGGTCTGTTTCCGTGAGCCGCTTTTCTATGGCCCTGACCGCCTTTTCATCATTCACTGCCATATCCGCAAAACAGTTGATGTCGGCAAGAACGGCATTGAATAAATCCCTTGCTTCTATATTGTGGGCACTACACTCGCTTCTTCCGTTTCTTGCATAATTATTACATGAATACTGTACACAGTCGATAATCTCTGGGCGTTTCCTCCTGTGTACGTTCATTGCCCGCAGAGCACATCCGCAGTCCACACACTTGATAACGCCTGCAAAAATATTTACAAATCCTCCCTTGTTCTGTGGAAGCCTACGACTTGTAATAAGCTGTTGGACAATATCAAATTCCTCCTGCGTGACTATTCCCTCATGGGTATTGGGTATCACTTCCCATTCTTCGGGCAGCTTAGAGGGGCGTTTCTTGCTTTTCATATTGGCGGCAATCCGTTTGTAGCCTACAAGATTTCCCGCATATATCGGGCTTCTTAAAATGCTCCTCACGCTGTTCCCACTCCAAATATAGCGTTTGTCCTCGTTCCCCTCAAAATGACGTTCAAAGCCTGTTTCGCCACGCTCCGCCGCATAAGCGGCAGGGCGTAGGATATGCTGTTTATTAAGATGTCTGCAAATTTTGGCAACTCCATTCCCTTTTAATGCAAGGTCGAATATCTCTTTTACAACATGTGCCACTTTATCATCTATCAGCAGATGGTTGTGGTCGGCAGGGTCTTTGATATAGCCATAAGGGGCGGTAGTTCCCATGAATTTCCCCTGTTGAAACCTCGCCCGATATGCCGATTTTATCTTAACAGATATGTCAGCGGCATACATTTCGTTTAAAATGTTGCGGAAAGGCGTGATGTCCATAGCAGATTTATTCAAGGTATCTACGCCGTCATTGACCGCTATATACCTCACGTTATGCTCTGGGAAGAAAACTTCCAGATATAACCCACAATCAAGATAGTTTCTCCCCAGACGGGATAAATCTTTCGTAATCACGCAGTTTATCAGACCGCTTTCAATGTCTTTTATCATATTCTGGAAACTTGGTCTTTGGAAATTTGTACCAGAATAACCATCGTCCACATACGTTTTTGCTATGTGCCATCCCTGCTTTTTCACATAATCCGTGAGGATGGATTTCTGTGTCGCAATGCTCGCACTCTCGTTATCCGTACCATCGTCTTTAGATAAGCGGCAATAAATGCCGACTAAATAGATTTTCTTTTCTTCTTTGATTCCTGCCATACTGTAAAACCTCCGTATCTGTCCTATCTGTTTTCATGTCCCATTGCGTACATTCTAAGCGGACAGCCCCTCATTGTCGAAGGTGTCGCCCTCGGCAATCTTCTTCCGAATATCCTCGGAGATAATCGGGACAAACGCTTCTGTAACGGTCTGTGTGCCGACATATTCACGGCTGATTATCATCTGCACTGGTGCTTTTGGCACGATACGCTTTCTCTTTTTATCTGCTTTCTTATCCTCGCCCATACTTAAATCTTCCTTTCCAGACAGGGCAGGGAAGAGTTTGGAAATGTCCCCGCCCTGCCAATCAGATACCATTAATCCTCGCTGTTTAATTCTTTCTGTAATGCTTTAAGGAGTGCCGCCGCTTCATCAGCGTTCAGCGTGATTCCCTTGCCGCACTTTTCACGGTTCGGGGAAAAGCTGCGGATGTCATACTTCGGCTCTTTCCCATTCCATGAAATGAGATTGATTTCCTTTGTGTAGCCACTGTCGCCCGTAGACAATACTGCGATTTCCTTTACGATTTCATACTGGATTTCTCTCATTCTCCATACCTCAACTCTCTGTATTTACTTCCCGAAAAAAGAAGATTAGCGGCTGTCACGGTTGCGTTTCCTCTGCAACTCACGCTCCAAAAGTTTGATGATGGTTTCCTCCATCTGCTTCGGCGTTGTGTTCTTCGGAAAGTATTTTTTCAGCTTGCTTGTGTTGATTTTCAAGGTTTCTTTCTGGTTGCCCTTTTCCTCCGTCATAATCGCAAATATCGTATCCATGTCAAGCCGCCCGCTCTGGCTTAACTGTTTCATCCGCTGTGCCTGTGAGAGTGAGGGCGTTGCTTCTTCGCTCTCCATCGTGGCAAAGAGGTTTTCCTGCTCGTCTTTCTTCAAGAAGGACAGTTCCACCGCAGGCGTGAGGGCGATTTTCCC